GGGTCCGACATCGCCTTGACGGCCTGCATGGAGATGGTGCCCTGGCAGACCCGGGTGCCGGCGGTGAGGGCGCCTTCGGCGGTCATCCGGAGGACCCGGCGGTAGCCGAACGGCAGGACGGTGACCCGGGTGCGGTCATCAAGGCCGTTCGGGTTGGTCTTGGTGGTGATGCTGTCCTCGAGGATCCCGATAGCGGCCCCAGCGGTGGCGGCGGCCTTGATGGTCTCGTCGGCGACGATCTCCACGAGCTGCCCGGCCTTGTAGTAGAAGCCATCTGCATCCGGGGTGATGTCGGTGCTGTAGACTTTCGCCGGCAGCCCGGCGACCGTGAGGTCGTAAGCGACCGGCGAGGTAACTGCTCCAGCCATGGTTGCTTACCCCTCCAGGAACTTGGCGGCCTTCTGCTCGAGCGAGAGCTCGGTGGAGGCTGCACCGCCGGCCTGACCCTTCCCATCAGCGGGCGGGGCGGCCGCGGCCTTGCGGCGTTCGAGGTCGGCCTTGTAGGCCTTGAGCTGGTCCTTGTTGAGGGTCTTAAGGAACGGCCTGGGTGCCTCGGGGTCGAGCGCGAAGATCGCGGCGAGGGTGTCAGCCCGCTCCATGAGGTCTTCCTGAGCGGCCGCCTGTTCCTTCGCAGCCTGGTCGGCGATCAGTTTCTCCTGGTAGGAGACGATCTTGCCGACGGACTGTTCGAGAGAGCTGAGCCGCCTTTCGAAGTCTGCGGGTTCCATGCCTGTGAGATTTTTACCAGCGGCATAAAAAGGAGAGTCGGATTTCTTCGCGAGTTCCTCCATGATGCCAGTGTTCGCGCAGGCCGGGCTGGTGACGATGGAGTTGTGGTCGACCCAGAGGTCCGTCCAGTAGTATTCGCCGGTCACGCCGTCGTACTTGAGATCCCCGCCGGCCCGGATGGAGAAGAGGATCTCATCGGGGGCGGCCTTGACCAGGGCGACGACGTCCCTCTGCACGGACGTAGTCTGCAGGAACTCGTGGTCCAGGATGAGGGCCTTGATCTGTTTTCCATCCTTCTCGATGGTCCCGGTGGTCATGGATAACGTCGTGCCGATGCGCTTGAGGAGGTCGTCGGAGTGGTCGATGACCAGGGGGACATTCAGGTTATTCCGGGCGTCCCGCCCCTTCCTCCGCTCGGTGTTCTCCGGGACTTTGTCCAGCTCTTCGGAGCGGAAGACGGTGTCGTTCCACTTCCCCTCAGTGATGGCCACCACCCGGCGCTTGACCGCGCCCCCGTCTTTTTCCTTGGCCAGGTCTGCCGTGTCGGGCGGGACGATGCAGTCCACGGCCCGGAACGTCAGATCGAAGATTCGGGGTCCTGTGCTCATAGTAGGGCGTGGCCGAATTGAGGTTATAAAAAAAAGTCAGGCGGGGGCGGCGATGACGCCGTCCAGGAACTTCTGCCAGGGAGATCCGGCCGGGAAGTCTTCCTTGGCGGCCCTCGCCCACCTCTGCCGTTCTTCGAGATACTTCGCCGGGTCGCGGTCGAGGGCGGGGTCGTCGAACCAGGCTCTCGGCCTGCAGCGGCAGTTCGGCTCTTCCATGACGGCCATGGCCATCGCCTCTTCCTCGGTGCCGAAGATGAAGACCCTGCCGTGGAGGGCGAGGTGGTGTGGCCGGGTGCGCTCGTCGGGGACGGCCGTGTAGACCCAGCCCTTCCGGCCGGACTGTCGATACCGTTCCCGGTGGCCTTCCGCCCAGGCCGCCTTGAGGTTCGTGCGGGCGAGGGTGTCGGCATAGGTCTCGGTGGGGATGGTGACGTTCCGGGTGATGGTCTTGGTCCGCCACTCAAGGGTGCCGTCCGGGGCGACGTGCACGTAGCGGCGGGTCTCGCCGGCCCGGGCGAAGGTGACGGACTTGCCCCAGCCCCCATCCAACTTCTCGACGAGCAGGTTTCTGACCTCGGCGTAGGTGCTGTTCTTGCGGATCCCCTGCTCGATGATCCCGGTGAGTTCTCCGGAGAGGTTGCTGAAGGTCTCGTCGAGGACCGGGGCGAGTTTGTTGATGACCGGGTCGAGGCCGTCGAGCCCGATGGGGATGAGGCTGCCGACTTCTTTTCCTGCCTGCTGGCCGCCGAGTTCGTAGGCGACGGTGAGGTACCGGGCGAGGACCTCGACGGTCCTCCGCTTCGCGCCTTCTGACCGCCGGACGATGAGGGCAGCGAGGGCCTCGAGGACTTCTGCTTCTGTCGGGAGCATAGGATCAGTACCCCAGGACGTCGCGGACCTCCTCCGCGATGTCCTCGATCTCCTGGCGGAGCTGGTCCCGCACAGGCCGGGTGCCCCGGCTGACGGGTTGCGGGACCCCTTTCAAGCTGTAGTAGGGAGTCTGTTCGGGCGCCGCTGCGGGGGTTCCGCCGGCACCGTCGATCGGGTAGCCCATATCCTCCAGGAACTTCTCAGCAACACCGGCCGGGAGGTAGGGGAGGAGGGGGGCGATGATTGCGGCTTTCTGCAGCCGGTCTTCGGGGGTGAGGTCCTCGAACTCGAACCAGGCGTCGTCGGGGGCGTAGCCGTTCGCCTGCAGCCAGGGGGCGAGGAGCTGGTCCTCGAGGATCTCGGCAAAGAACCGGCGCTCCGGGGTGATCTCGCGCTCGAAGAAGGCGAGCTGGATGTAGCCGACCGAGCGGTTGGAGGAGCCGGACTCGTTGAAGGAGTCGGCCCAGCACATCGCGGCGTTGAACTGGTTTTCGAGGTGGTCGATGGCCTTGGAGACGGCGGCGGGGTTGCCTTTCGGCTCGACGAGGTCGACGTCCATCTTGTCCTGATTGGTCTCTCCGGACCGGAAGAAGAAGTCAAGCCCGGCACGGATCCCTTTCTTGAACCCCTTCTTCAGTATGTCCCGCGAGACCGGGTCGTCCCAGGTGTCGGCCGGAATGAAGAACTTGTGCTTGGGGTCCCCGTGGCGCTTGACCATAATGGCCTGGTCCCTCTCCATGCCGAGCTTGTTCATGATGAGGATATAGTTCTGCGCCGGCAGGCTGATGCCGTTCGGGTGCCGGGCGCTGGGGTACCGGGGGATGAAGATGAGTTCGTCGGGGCGGAAGAAGACCATGCTTTCGTTCTTCGCGTTGTGAGGAACGTAGTTCTGAAGATACCCGATGACAGTGTCCCCGTTCCCGGCCTTGAGGCTGGCGGCATACGGTTCGTATACCGTGTCCTTGAGTGCGGCCTTAAGATTCTGGATGTCGGCCTCGGAGTTGCGATAGACCATGACGCTCGGGGGATAGAGGTTCCGGATCTTCGCCAGGGCGGTCTTCGAGGTGGTCGCCCAGACCGGCTCGATGAAGACCCTGCCGTAGATGAGCCAGTACCGGGCGCTGGTCAGAAGTTCGGTGTGCAGGTGGGTGCTCCGGGTCATCACGTCGCAGAGGTCCTGGCAGTCTTTGTCATGGCTTTTGATCAGGAAGGACATGATCGACTTGGCGAGGGTATTGACGATGCGGGCGATCTTGCCCTGCTCGGCGGCCCACTCGGACCAGGCATCCCAGCCTTCCGGGGGCATGAAATGCGGGTCATAGACGCTGCGCTTCGATGCGACGTCCTCGTCATCGTCGGCGGGGTAGGCGCTGAGGTCCATCATCATGGCTGGAGGGGGCGCTCTGGAAAAGGTGCGGGAGAGCGCTCTGATGAGTTTCATGCCTGCAGGGTCGGGCAGGGGCCTAAAAAAGGAAAGTCGGCTAGAGGATGTCGTCCGGCGAGGAGATCTTCGCCCGGGTGGGCATCTTGAAGAACATGATCCCGGCATAGGCCGCGGTGTCGACCTGGTCGTCGTGAGCCCCGGTGGGGAAGGCGGCGAGCTCTTCTTCCCACTCGTCGAGCCAGGGGGCGTCTCTAGGATGCCAGACGCTGCCGTGCTCATAGTAGGCGGCGACGGTGAGGGCCCGGGTGTATTTGTCGGCGTCCGGGTTGAGCGGGACCACGGGGAGGCCACTCCGGACCGCGGCCTGATAGGTGGTCTTCCCGAGGTTTGCAGGCTCGACGCCGATCTTTACCGGCCGCCACTTCGCGGCCTGGCTCGTGAGGTTCGCCAGGTGGTCGGGCCCCTCGACCCGGGTCCTGAAGACATCCAGGAGGAGGAGGTCTCCGGCCTGAGACTTACCCCAGGTCGAGATGACGAACCAGTCTGCAGAAGACTTGAGGCTGCCAGCGGGATCACAGGTCTGAAAGATGGTGAGGGATTCCCGGGCGAGGTGGCGGTCGCCCTCGGGGGTATGGAGGGTGTAGACGCCTCCCTCTGCGGTGGAGTAGTAACGGAAGTATTCGCGCTTGAAGAGCCCGCCTTCGGGGTCGCTGGGGTGCTGCTGGTAGAGGGCGTTCCACTCGTAGAGGGTGATTGAGCCCATGGTGGCCTCCAGGTCCTCGAGCGAGAACCGCTCCGGCCAGAGGGGTTCGCCGGGGGCCCGGCCGAGGGGGTCGTCGTCCTCGGCGATCGCGGGGAGGTTGAAGACTTCCCACTGCTCCCCGGTGCCGGCCTCCATCTCGTGGAGGAGGTAGCCGGCCAGGTCGTCCTGGTGCCACCGGGTCTGGACTAGGATGATGGCGCCGCCTGGAGCGAGACGGGTCCGGAGAGTGGTTCGATACCACTCCTTGACGGTCTCCCGGACGGTGGGGGACCGGGCCTCCTTCATGTTCTTGATGGGGTCGTCGATGATAGCGATGTGAGCGCCCTTGCCGGTCAGGGCCCCGTCGACGCCGGCTGCAACGACGGTGCCCCGGTGGCCTTCGACGCTCCACTCTTTGACGGAGGAGGAACTTTTGGAGAGGCTGACTCCGAAGATCTCGGGGGCGAACTCCTCGAACCGGTCACGGCACACTTCGGAGTGGGCTTCGGCGAGGGCTGCACCGTAGGAGGTGATCATGATGTCCCAGTCGGGGTGCTTGCCGAGGCACCAGGAGGGGAAGGATTTGGAGATGACTTCGCTCTTGCCATACCGGGGAGGCATGGTCACGATGAGGCGTTTGATCTCTCCGCGCTCGACGGCCTCGAGCTTGCGGCAGAGGAAGTCCAGGTGCTTTGCGGGCTTCCAGAGGCCGTGCGAGGTGTGCTCGGTGTAGTAGGAGAGGTCGGTGCGCAGGAGCGTGTTATGGGCGAGCGACCTCACGGAGACGGGCTCGGAGGCGGTCGCGGCAGGCAGGGCACATCACCTCCTCGACGATGGTCTGGAACTCGACGAAGAGGGGGTTCTGCAGGATATTGATGGTGATGGCACCATCAGGGGGGAGATCACCGAGAAGTTTGGCCTGCAGGGCGAGCTGCTCGCGGATTTCCCGGATGGCGAGGAGGGCGGTCCGGGGGTCGCCGTCCTGGGTGGCGGTGAGGATCTTGGTGGCCTTGTCGTTGATCTCTCGGAGCTGGGCGACGGTGTCGAGGCGCTCGGTGACAGCTCTGGCAACGATCTCTTCCCGGGCCTTGACGACCTGCTGCACCAGGTCGGCATTGGCCTCCAGGTAGCGGAGGACCGAGCCCCGGGAGATCTTCTGCCCGGAGATGCGGGAGAGCTCCCTGGCGATCTTGCCTGGGTTCATGGTGGGGTCGGTGGCGAGCCGGCCGGCCTGCTCCTCGAGGCCGAGTTTGATGATGCGGTTAGTGGCCATTGGATTCGATCATTTGATCGCATTTGAGGATAGGCGTTAAAAAGGAGGGTCAGGGGTTCGGCCGGTTTTCAGGGCAATTTTAGGGGCCCAGAAAGGTACGAAAGTGATCGGATGTGATCGGATCTGTCTTATTCACGGTCCCATACCGGCTGCGGGCCGGGCCGCCATGGCCCCGCAGTCAGCTCCGCCAGGTCCTCTGCATAGTCTTCCGGGATCGTCATTTCCCGCCATCCGCCGATCGCCCGCGACCGCCGTGTTTTCGGGGAGTCGTAGATGTCGATCGTAATCGCCGGCTCCGGGAGGGGGCCGCCCGGGCGCATGCCAGCGAGCCCGATCGAGACCTCTTTCCTGTCCTGCCGGCGGAAGATGATCTCTTCCACAGTGATCCGGCCGTGCTCGTCCACGTTGACCGTGGCGGATGTCACGACCGCGCCACTGAGGTCCTCCTTGATGAGTTGCTCCAGTTGCCGCTGGAGGTCTTCGGGGATCGGGTCCATCTCAGAACCCTCCAGGAGCCGCCGGCGAGGCGCCTAAAACCTCATCCGGGTGCTTTTTACCGTTTAGGGCGAGCAGGTGGCTAACCCGGGCCTCCAGGGCATCTATCCGGTGCAGTAACTCATCCCGCTCCTGGTAGAGTTCGTGTCGGTGCCGGTCGAGGTCGGCGATCGTCTGGTCCCGATTCTGTATCTTCTCATCCAGGTTCGCTATCAGCCGGGCCTGCTCCCAGATTCTGATCCGGGCGCTAGTGACGGGGACCCGCCGGGACATTAGAAGGTCCCCCGGCAGAGGCCTTCGTCTATTGGCCTTGACCCGCCGCCGCAATGAGGCCGAGCGAGAGCACGACGAGGAACCAGAGGAGCCTCATTGCGCCGTATCCCGCTGCCGTCGCCGGAGGTCACGCGAAGACCCCCGATAGTTTCCTCTGATAGTCGAACCGCATAGCCTTGCGAATCTCGTCCTCAAGGATCGTGGTCGGTACCGCAACGCTCTTGGTGACATAGGAGGGGTTTCGAGCGATGATGTTCCGATGATCTCGGATCCACTGTTCCTTGTTGGAGTTCCACGCAATTTTCAGTTGAACGACAGGGTAAATCTTCACCAAATCCGACGGTTGATAGACGATGAAAAGGTAGTCTGCATCACACGTGTAGATCCACCCGGGCGCCCGACACTCGCCGTTGCGCCACACGCTACAATACTCAATGAGAATGTCGTTCGTGTAGGGTCGGAATCGCCACTTCTCTTGGGTCCGTATCACCTCCCCGCTATTCAGGGTCACGAACGTATCGATCCCCTTGCGCTGGAGGCTCATATCATCTGTCCGCTCAATACGG